TAAAGTAATAAAGTACCTGAAGACTCGTGTAGGAAAAACTTCTTATGTGTTTTCAGGTTCAAGTCCCCGTGGATGGGACTGTTCAGGCATGGTTCGTTGGACTTATGCTCAGTTCGGTTTAGAACTGCCACACTCCGCAGATAAGCAAGGGCACATCGGAACACGAGTGTCTAAGCCTAAGATTGGAGACATCGTGGTTTTTGCCTACCAAGGCTCTAAATCGTTCTACCACTCCGCTATCTACATCGGAAATGGCAAGATAGTTCACGCTAACCAAGCACGAAAGACGACAGTCATCGAGCGACTTACCGATTACAGAAGAAGCCAAATAAGGTTTGTAAGAGTAATCCCAACAGTGTAAAAAAGGATTCCCCGTCAGAGATGGCGGGGATTTTCTTTTACCGATGGGACCTGGGCGGCAGGTTTTTCCTTGTAAGAATGTTCTTGACAACGGGAATATTTTGCTATAAGTTATAGTTATTACACATGACGAAAGGCTTCAAATGAAGACAATGTTTATTTCAATCCCTGTTGGGGCTCTACTTATGTTGCTAGCGTTTAGCATCAAAGGTGGGCTTATCAACCTAACTGCTGTTCAGGTCGCTGGGACACTGGGCTCTTTGGCTCTAGTAATTGGCGGGCTCGTTGGCTTAGTTGATATTTGGCAGAACCGACCTGCTCAGTTCCGCCGTATGAGGAAAGGTCGTAGAGGCTAATGCGTATCAGACTAATATCGACTACCGACCCTAACACCAACCTAAAGGCTGGAGACGAGGGAGAGGTTCTATCAACTAAGCAGAGCAACTGGCTAGGCTTTATTGATTACAGGCTAGAAGTCCAGTGGGACAATGGCTCAACCTTGGCTCTATTTGAATCTCAGGATAAGTGGGAAGTAATCTCAGAGTAGAGATGCTTGACAACTGTACCGAATAAGTGTATCCTTATAGCAACACAAATGACAGAAAGAATCTAATGACAACACCAGTAATTATCGACACCGAGATAGCAGAACTTATGCAGTCTATCGATGCAGATAGCCACGCAATCTACCGACTAACTCAGTCAATCGAATACAACAAAAAGTACTCTTGGCTGGGCAAAGAGACTGAAGAAAAAGAAATCAAGCGAGATGCTCTGACTCAAAAAGTTATTGATAACAAGGAAAAACTGGCTACCCTCAGAGCACTCTACACAGGATGGTCCCGTGCTTATCTCGTGCGGAACAGCAATGGGCACATTCACAAGAGTCGTGAGTGCGGAACTTGCTTCCCTACAACTCAGTATGTCTGGCTTACCGATATGTCAGGTCGAGATGAATTAGAAATTGCTTTCCTCGCTGGTGAAAAGGCTTGTACTGTTTGCTATGCTCACGCTCCATCTGCTTACTTCCTCAGACAATGTGAGTTAGAAGACCCTGAGGTCGTAGAGGCACGCCGTCTTCGTCAGATTCGTAAGGCCGAGATTGAGGCTAAGCGTCTGAAGACTGGAATCTGGAATCCAGATGGTACACCGTTAGTAGTGATTGAATACGCATTTAGTAGATACAAGACTGAAGTCAAGGCAGAAAGAACTGCTCAGTCGATTGCGGTCAATATGCTAGTTGGTATTCAAAGTATGGCTCGCTCACCTGAAGAGATTGAGCGTTGTAAAGATGCTATTGAAACCATCTTGATTGCTTTGGCTCACAAGCGTGGCACTTCAGTGGAGGAACAGCGTATCTTTATTCAGACCAAAGCCGATGCTATGGTAAAAAAGAACAAGCGTGACTACCCAGATGTGAATTGGTCTACAAGATAAGCGTCTTGGTTTAGGCTATAATTGGACTACTTACAGTAAGGATTATGATGGCAGAAGAAAAGGCAGTGCCTACACCGAAGAACTTCACTCAAATGAGTGCCGATGAAATGCACGCTTTAATTGAAAAAGAGGGCAAGAACTTCATTACCCAGACTGAAGAGGGGGATATCAATCTAAACGATTACTTAGCATCAGAATCGTTTGACCTCACTAGACTTATGAACTTATTCTTTGCTTTTGAATACTTTGAGCGTGGAGAGTCAAGTCAGAAGAACTATGATGGCAGATACACCACGCTATACGAACTTGTATACGCTGAACTAGGCAAGTTGCTTGGCGACGACCTATACGGACCTGAGTATGTAATAGGTCTATAACCTAAGTACCGATAACTAACAAACAGAAAGACAAAAAGACAAATGTACCGACTACTAAAAACCATAAGTGGAGTTGCGTTTCGCATTGGGCATTGGGCTCAGTGGCAATCAACTAAGTTCCACAGTAAAACACGCAGAAAGAAATACTTGACAAATGTCATAGGATACACCTACGATTATCTTGTTGGGAAAATCCAACAACTAAAAGCCGAAAGGAAAAAGTAATGTCAAAAACCCTAATTGGATTTACCGATGAAGAAATCACCTTTGCCGTCTCAGCATTAGAGTACACAAAGACCAAACTACAAGAGCAACACGACAACTCCCACTCTGGAGTAGACCAATTGCTTATCAATGGTTGGATTATCTCAACTGGAGAATTGCTAGCCACCTTTACGGACAAACTACCTGAACCAAAGCCTGTAGTTGCCGATGAAGACTATCCAAAGGCACCTGAAGCATAATTTATGCTCTTAGATAGAAAAGCCCCCCTAGCAGTCGCTAAGGGGGTTTTTTACTTGACTTATTTATCACGAGTTGGTAACATAAGTCTATGGAAATAACGAAAGGACAGAATATGTCTAAAAAACTAACAATCGCATATAGCGACGACTACCTAAATTGGAAACTAGGTTCAGGTGATGGTAATCACCCTACAAAGCCTATCCGAGCGAAGATTGCTACCGACCATCTGGTTGAAGAACTTGGTGCGGACAATGTGGAAATCATTGAGCCTGAGTTCAGAGATGGAGATAGAGCCAAGATTGAATCTATCCACGACACCGTTTATGTGTCTCAGGTAATTGATGATGGAATATCTTTTGACTGGACTGAACAGAGACCAGAGATGGGCCATACCGCTGCTCAGATGTTCTCAGGCACAGTACGCCTAGTAGAGAAGATGCTTGCTGGTGAGACTCAGGTTGGGTTCAACCCACAGGGAGCAAAGCATCACGCACAAGAAGGTTGGAGCGAAGGCTTCTGTGTCTTCAATGACCACGCTTGGGCTGCTAAAGAGTTCGTGAAGAATGGATTGAAGGTTGTCTACATTGACTGGGATGTCAATGCTGGAGATGGTGTACAGAATCTGCTTGCGGATACTGACATACCGACCTTTAGTATCCACGGACACGGAATCTATCCAACTCATTCTGATACTTGGTTGCGTGAGGCTGGAGACAAAGAGAATTATGTCTATCAGAATGACGAGCAACACTGGTACAACTATTGCTTACAGCGAGGCGAAGGCGACGAGGCTTTCAAGTGGGCTATTGACGAGATTGCCAAGAAGGTTGCCGAGTACAAGCCTGATGTTATCTTGCTTGCTACTGGGGCAGATGGACACGAAGGCGAACACTGGGGTCTGAAGTACACATACGATGGCTACCACTATGCCGCTGGCGTGATTGCTGACCTAGCGAACAAGTATGCCGATGGTCGTGTACTGATTGGCGGGGCTGGTGGCTATCAACCACTGACTCATACACCGAGAGTGTGGGCCAATGTTGTCAAAGACATCTACGAGCAGACTCAAAAATCTGAGTAAGTGGTAGGATTGCGATGCGGGGAGGCTACAATCTCTCCTCGCATCGTGATTTGCACGATAAATGGGGTACACCCAGGTAAGGAGCAATAAGATGTTTGAATTTTGGAGCATCGTAGTAGTTGTAGTTGGCATCCCGTTGCTGGCATGGCTCTCTTGGGCCATCGATAACAGGTCTGAGTTCCTCGATAACGAGGATGAAGAAGAAATCAAGCCACTTTTGGGTGTAGTAGCACCTAAAACTAAAGAAAAAGAGGAAAAGTAATGCCGAATTGGTGGATTATCGTAAGAGATATCGTTTGGACTTCAATTTTTGCCATCTTAGCCGTCATTTTGACTGTTTTGGTTGCTTTTTTTGCTCCAACTAACCTTGGACTCATCATTGGGATGGGTTTTTCAGCAGTTTCACTCGCAATTCTCTCCTTACGGGGCTAATTGCACCTGGGTTGCCATTTTTTCTATGTAAACCATAAGATTTGGTAATTCCACCAGTAGCAAACACTACTTGCGTAGTTTTGTATACCGATATAACCTTTTATTAGGACAACTGACCCACTTGGGTCTCAATAACAGAAAGAAAAATGACACAATGAGTAGTATCAAAAAGGCAAATCAATCTTTGCCAATTGGAATCAAGGCGATGTTCACTTCGTTGACAGACTCTGCCGATAGAGACAACCTAATTCGCTCACTGAACTTGGTTGGATGGACACAGAGTAGCATTGCTCGTGCGATTGACTTGACTCGTGAGCGTGTAAGACAGATATGCGTTACACCGATGGAGGAAACTGGTAGGACAGACTTCACACTACCAATGCCACCACAGCACGAGGTAAAGGAGAAGCGTGAGTTCATCGAGCCTGACCCAGAAGCATTGGCTCGCTTGCTAGAACTACAGCCAATGGCTCAGCAGGTTCGCTCAAATGCTATGCGGTTTAGAGCAGAAGCAGAAGAGTACACAGCGTTGGTTGCTAAGTTGCATAACCAAGATGGCGTAACTCTATACCGATTGGCACTTCGATTGGGAGTAACTCACTCAGCACTAAGATTCAGACTGGCTCGCTATGGGTACAAGATATCTGAAAAGGGTGTTAGTAAGGTCTATGCTCCAATCAATCCAAAGAACAGAATTCGCTAATAGTGAAACCCCCAGCAAATGTTGGGGGTTTTGTTATGTTTGCGGTATAGTTAGTTTTATGAGTAATTTAGACAAAGTGACACAGAGAATGTACGAGAAGTATCACGGCCAATTGCCTTGGGAAACTCTCACCACCGAGCAGAAGTGTGCTTCGATGGCATCATCAATAACTAGAGTATTGACTGAACTTATAGAGGCAAGAGACTCAGGTGAACTTGTAGCAGCCCCGTTCAGAGGTGCTAATAAGGCAAAGATAGATGCTTTGATTATGCTATCTGCCGATGTAGCACAGCGTGGGCTTGAATGCATGCTGAGGAACAAAGTATAACCTAAGCCGTTTTACCTGGGTTGCCACTTCTTCCTTGCATTATAATGAAGTCATGGCTAAATCTATTATGGAAATCCTGGCTGAGTTGCCAGAAGACGAGCGTGCTCTTGCCCTCGCGGGTATGGACCCAGAAACTCTTCTATGGGATTGGTCAGTGTGGGGGAGACCAGAACAGCAAGCACCAGAAGGTGATTGGAATATCTGGATGTATCTCGCTGGTCGTGGTGCTGGTAAGACCCGTGCCGCTGCCGAGTGGGTGAGAGAACAAGCCAAGCACACTAACACGGGTCAAAGGCGTTTCGCTCTTGTTGCTCGTACTGCTGCCGATGTGCGAGATGTAATTGTTGAGGGTGAGTCTGGGATTATCAATGTCTCTCCCCCAAGTGAAAGACCATTGTATGAGCCATCAAAGAGAAGACTGACTTGGCCCAATGGTAATACTGCTACTTGCTTCACAGCCGATGAGCCTGACTCTCTTCGTGGTCCTCAGTTCACTCACGCTTGGGGAGATGAGGTAGCCGCTTGGAGGCAGACACCTGACGCAGCAGGTATGACTGCCTTTGACAACCTTCGTGTTGGTACTCGTCTTGGTGCTCAGCCTAAGATTATGATTACCACTACACCTAAGCGTGTACCGTTGCTCTACAAACTTATTGAAGAAGCAAAGGGTGGTCGTGTAGTAATCAGTCGAGGTTCTACATTAGATAACTCAGGGAACTTATCTGGTGCTTATCTAGATGCTATTACTGGAGTGTATGCGGGAACTCGTCTTGCTCAACAAGAACTTTATGGTGAGATGCTTGACAGCGTTGAAGGTGCTCTATGGACAGATGAGTTGATTGAAGCACATAGACAGAACGCCCTACCACTTGGCACACCACTTCGTTGTATTGGTGTAGACCCTAGCGTTGCCGAGAACCCAAGAGATGAATGTGGAATTGTTGTAGTCGCATCAACTGGCGAGAGAGATTTATATAAGAGACAGGCTTGGGTACTTGAAGATGCTTCAGTACATGGGTCGCCTGAAGTGTGGGCTAACCGAGTAGTTGCGATGGCTCGTAAGTGGGGTTGTCCAGTTATTGCTGAAGTAAACCAAGGTGGTGCTTTGGTTCGTAATGCTATCAATGCTATTGACCCAAACATCAAAGTACTTGAAGTACACAGCAAGTACGGTAAGCAACTTCGTGCTGAGCCAGTAGTACTTGGTTATGAACAAGGTCGTGTACATCACATTGGGTTCTTAGCCGAACTTGAATCACAGATGCTTAGTTGGATTCCAGGTGAAGGTAAATCTCCAGACAGAGTAGATGCTTTAGTCCACGCTCTTACCGCTCTAATGATTAAACCACCTGCTGGATTTGTTGGTGGCAAGTTGACTGCTAAGTCAATGAGTAGTCGTAGACTTCCAGATGCTAAGAGTAGTTTTTTTAGAGTTAGATAAAAGAAATCCCCCCGCCTAATGGCAGGGGGTTTTTCTTAGTTTCTCCAGTTCCAGAGTGCTACTTTATCTTCGTTGAGACCAAGTAGATAATCTACAAAGTGTCTATTACATAGCACTGCTTCTGAACGCTTTTCACGCATTACCGTGATTGCTTCCTCTGGTGAGTACCCATCACGGATAAGCACAAGTGCCATCACTATACCACTGCGGTTGAGACCTGCTTGGCATCTGATAAGCACACGCTTGCCAGACTTCCAATCCTTGTGAGCCATCTTTACAATGTCCACCAATTCAGTCTCAGGGTCAAAGTCGTTCATAGCACTGTCGTAGAAGCCTAGTCGTACTTCTTTTACAAACCAGCCAACTGGTTCAGCGTCTGCGTAGAGAGTGTAGACAGAATCAAACACTTCCTTGCTAATCTGCCGTGAGTTCGTTGGTGCGGAATAGTGCCACTCATCTGAAGCCCATCTGTCCAGAGTTCCACCTTGCCATAGGTTAGGCACGGTCTCTGTCCACAGTTCTCTAGGCATTACGGCGTGCCTAGGTCTCTCTAGTTCTTCTCTGCTTAGAGCCTTGATGCTTAAGCGTTCACTGTCATCTGTTATTCTTTCAGGAGATGTCATAAGTTATCAATCCTTTCGTCTTTATGTATTGATATAACTATTATCAGTCATCTATATCTATTTGTCAAGTCCTAATTGACTTGCGGTCAGATAATAAGTGTCCCTACTACTAATCTTACCGATTATTTGTCATCTTGTCAAGTCTGCCACGCATACGGATACTCGGTATGTACACGGGCATCGTGTCTTCGCAAGCAATCAAGTTCTTCAGCCCATCTAGCCTGTACTTACTTGCTTCTTATGCTTTTACTTTGCGATGAGCCCGTTAGGTCTCCCTAACAACCACATCTCATCTAATAGCCACATACATTCAGCCTCACTCATCAGCAATCAAGATGCGGTCAAGGCATTTAGCCAGTCCACTGCTATCTTGTCCGTTCGGCATAAGGTACAGCATTTTTCCATCCGTTGGCACGCCAAAAGGCACTCATCCCTCAAGCACAGCCTCTGTGTCAGTCAAACCAGCCCAACCCACCAGTCGACTGCCCAGAAGTGCTAGATAGATAGGCTAGATAGGCTGCTCAATAAGTGTTTGACAAGTCATCATGGGCTTAGATAAGTATCAAATAAGTCTAAGTAAGTGTTCACATGTGCTCAATAAGTATTAAATAAGTCTAAATAAGTATAAATAAGTCCAAAATAAGTGCCTGGAGGCCGCTTAGACGGCAAAAAAATCGGCATTTTTAGGCATTTTTAGGAAACAAATTCGAAGACCTCGAAAAACAAGCGTAGCCATCTCGCACGCCAAAGGCAAATATCGGTAATGTATCTTTTTTCTCCGTCAGTCATAAGTATTTATCGCATAAGGGCCGCTCCCGGAATTTTCTAAAAAATCGTTTCTAGTACAGATGCTAAAATAAATACATTATGAGTGAAGACAGAGAATACGCCCGTGAATACCCGCTCCCCCAAGACGAAGTTGAGTTGCTCACTACTCTTGGAAAGAAAGAACGCTACTACCGAGCCAAGCAACTATTTGACGCTGGCTGGACACTTCAATCCATAGGCAATGCGTTCAAACCTATACAGAAACGCTCGACGGTCCAATACTGGACATCACAAGCAAACCCCAAGTTCGACACCCATAAGAAGGTCCCATCCCCTTGGGGCGGTTTCGTCGACGCTCCTATGCCCAAACCAATCAGAGGCTATCAACTCAAGAAGCCAAAGTCTCCAGGCATCCCTAAGGATGTCCAAGAGCGTCTACGATATTTAGCCCCACTAGCCCGTTATTATAGAAGTGGTATGTCGTCGACATCCCTAAATGGATTAGCCAACTCAGAGATGAACGAGATAGTCCAAGACCTATACAATAAGAATGTCAAGATTGCTGAGATTGCCAAAGCAGCGGGCGTTACCAGTAGAGCAATTGCTCGCAGACTAGGAAAATAACAATGAAGATAATTTACGATGTTTTCCCAGCCCACTTGAGCGTCGCTCCAGCCGATTACTCGGAAGACGAGTTCTCTATAAAATCCAAGGGGAATCCAGATGGCGTTTTCTATAAAGATGTCACCCGTGTTGTGATTGTTGAAGACGAAAAAGGTTTTACCGTTTGGGTTGCCCAAGACTCCCCTACTGGACCACAAATTATCTTCCAAGAGCGTTTAGCAACTTTCCACAAATCAGATAAGCCAGAACTTGATTCTCACGCTAGGACCGTCAGCGGAAAGATACTAGCGTTTTCCAAAGACAATAACTGTGGATGTGGCTCTAGGCTCAGAAGTTGGAACCCATACCGAACACTTCACTCAATAAAGGACCAGTTTTGAACATTACTAATTACATAGACCCACTAAGTTTCATAATCTTATGTTTGGCAACTTTTAGAATTACCAGATTGATAGTTTCAGACTTTATTTTTGAGTGGTTGAGAAACAGAATTTGGAAGAGATTTCCGCCGTCGACCACTTTTGGTTATCTGTTCACTTGCAACTGGTGTACAAGCATTTGGATAGCATCGGGTATCGTAATTTGCTATACAATAGTTCCTATGACAACCGTAGTCGTTGCGCTACCGTTTGCATTATCTGCGGTTGCTTCCATAATTTCCAAGCGTCTAGACGACTAACAGTAGGAGAATAACTTTGGGCGTTTTCAGGCGTGACAAGTCAGCGACACAGGCAACTCCATCAAGGGGTATCCGTGCGTCTGTCCCAATCACCAACAACCTACCTAGCAATTCTGTTTTCCTAAAGCCAGTACCTAACGCTGCTTCTTCCGTTGCCTACAACACACCTAGAGCGTTGACCGCTGCTGCTACTCAGTTGAAGATTGGTGACAGAAGCGAAGCCGAACAATTCAAAAACAGAAGAGCAGCAGCCTCGTCTGCTTGGCAACAAGAAGCGTGGGAATATTACGACGCAATTGGAGAAGTAAAGTATGCGTTCAACCTTGTTGCTTCTGTTGTTTCTCGTATTCGTCTTTATCCTGCTGTAGTTTCCAACCCTGCCGAATCTCCTAGCCCGATTAGGAATGTCGAAGCATTTGACCAGCGTCTAGTTGCCGCAGCAGAGCGTGCTTTAGGCAGACTTGATTCAGCATACGGAGGTCAAGCAGGTCTTCTTAGAGACGCAGCACTAAACCTACAAGTTACAGGTGAATGCTACCTAAGCCAAATCCCTATGCGACCTTCAGACGGTACTCCAGAGTCTTGGGATATCCGTTCCGTTGACGAAATCTCGGTCGATAGTCGTGGCAACATCGTTATTGCTCCTAGACGCGAATTGAAAACTGCTGGTGGCGGTTCTCAGAAGGGCGTTTACCTTTTGCCTAAGGGTGCGTT